GCACAAATGCAAGCACAAGGTGTTCAAGAAAGATTTGCACAAAGACAAGCTGCACAAACAGCAAGAGCAGCAGTACCACCAGCACCACAAGTGCCACAAATCTTAGATGCACAAGGTCGCCCAATGGTGAGAACACCTCCAGCACCTGTTGCACCCACTGCACCAGTGGCCACAGCACCTGTTGCACCTTGCCCTGTAGTACCTCCTGGAGGTCCAGCACCAGTAAGTGCTGCTGCACCCAGCGGTAACATTGTTAGCCGTGCTACAGATATTGTCAAACGCCTAGCATTAGAAAAAGTTGCACCAGCACTTGGTGTAGCAGCAAGAGTCGCTGCTCCTATTGGTATAGCCAGCATGTTGTTGGAGCCCGGCAACTCAGGACAGAACTATCCATTCCCAATGAGTGGACCTTTGCGTGGTAGTGAATTGAATCCAGCTACTGGTCGTCCTTGGACACCAGATGAGTTGGCAGCATACCGTGCCCAATATGGTAGGTAAGTAAGGCTATGACAACACAAGAACAACTAACGCAGTATTTCAAAGATAACTTTGTTGCTTATTACCGCAGCCACCAAGCTCATGTAAACATTGTGGGTCGCAATTTTGTCAGTGACCACAAGCTGCTGAAAGGTGTGTATGAAGATCGCCAGGAACAAATTGACACCATTGGTGAACTATTGCGTACCATGGACGAATACATGCCTTGTGACCTCAATGAAGTACTATTAGACAGTCGTGTAGACACAGGCAGACTAGATGGCGACAGTGAATTCTTGTTAGACATGGTGCGTCAAGACCTTGAACATCTAGTAGAATCCTTGCGCGACCTCATTGTCATTGCAGAAGATGAAAGCTATCCTGAAATTGCCAACTATGCACAGGATCAAATTCTTGCAATGAAGAAACAGATTTGGATGCTGCGTTCAACTTTAAGTTAAGCGGACAAGAACACCATCAAGAACCAGGTGATTTTTCCGCTTTCTAACCTGGGCATCAACGAATAGGCAGGCGAGCTTGTGTCGTGTTCACTCAACAGCATCCAATAATTTGTATGCGTATGATCCTCTCACACTATAACCATGTCGTTCATGCAGGCGCAAAAAGCCACCTTGGTCATGTCGCATGGTTGTACTGCAAATAACACGATGATTACAATAGCGAGCAAATCTTTCCCAGTGATCCATCATGTCAGTGACCAAGCGCACTCGCTGTCTTGCACTCAAGGCTAGATCCACATGCGCCATGCGAACACTGACCATAGGATCATCGCTCCATACTGTGCGGTCTCCGCTTTTGGCCCATGTGTAAGCTTGAAGTTGATGAGTGGCTGTGTCTCTAGCCACTGCTACCAATTCAGTGCCTGGCAAAAAGAATTGGTTTGTAACAGCAAATATAAGATTGCGTGTCATTACGGGAGGCTCTGGAGTAAAGATGGTGTCAATTTCTTGTTGAAAATGCTGTTCAGCCATCTTAACAATATCGCCAACATCATCGCCCGTGGCCAGGGTCCAGGTATATTCAGTCATAGCAGTTCCTTTCATTAAGTGTGCTATTTAATCGCGCTGATTTAGGGCTGCTAAATAAAAAATATGGAAGACCAAGAAAAAACAACCAAAAGCCCGCGCTACTCAAAAAAGGCAAGCAGCCGTGGAGGGCGTCGTGAAGGTGCTGGCCGCCCAAAGAACAGTCGTGACCAGCTCACTGTGCGTGGCCTATTAGAAGCATTAGATCGTAAAACCAATGGGCGTGATTATGAAGATATCTTAGTTGAAGACTTTTTGCAGAGTCGCTTGAACAACGATACACAGTTAACCTTAAAGTATCACAACCTTATACTAAACAAAGTTATGAGCAGCTTGGCCAAAATTGAAGTCAATGACAGCTCAGAAGCCATTGAAGCCAAACAAGCAGCTTTTGCAGCAGCACTGGCCAAATTGGTAGGTGTTGATCCAGAGACTAAATAATCAAGATGAAAATAGCACTGAAAAGTAAATTTGCCAACAATGGTAACTGTAGTGAAACACAAAAAGCAAATCAGTTAAGATACCAAAATAAAAAATATTATGGTTTAACCACTGAACAGGCAAATGAACTAAGGGCTACAAGTAGTTGTGAAATTTGTGGAGCAAAAGCTAAACGAATGGTTATTGATCATGATCACAACAAGCTTGGAACTTATAGAGGTTTGTTATGTAATCAATGTAATCCAAGACTTGGATGGCTTGAAAAACATAAAGATGTCATTGAAGAATATTTAAAAAGAGGGCCACAGAATGCCACTAGTAAAGAGCAAGAGTAAAGCAGCGTTCAAGAAGAATGTTGCTACTGAAGTGAAAGCAGGAAGACCTGTAAAGCAGGCCGTTGCTATTAGCTATGCCGTACAACGCGAAGCGGCTAAAAAAGCATCTAAGACTCGCGCAAAAGGAAAATAAAATGAAACCAGCAAAAACACAAGCTGACAAAAACCTGGATTTCAACGGTATGGCCGGCGATGGCGTAAATCGCAGTGCCAATCGTTTTGCAGGTAATCAGTGGTCAGGCCATTCCAACGATGGTCGTTTAGTAGACAAAGGTCGTGGTCCTACTAAGGGCAACCAAGACCACAAGCCTATGACAGTAGGCAAGCCAGTGACCAAGGATGGATATCGTCCAGTTCCTGAGTGCCACACTCCAGCAGTACAGCCTGGCAAGGACATGTTCAAGTACACAACAACCATGCGTCAGCCTTCAGGCACACGCTCATGGGATCCACAAGCCACAGGAAATTACCGTGGCAACCCAGACTCTATCAATGTGTCAGGTTACTCAATGGGTGATGGCAAGACCAGCAAGGGCAGTCGTCCAGTAAGATCACCCAGCGATCCTGATGGCATGAACTACGGTCCTAAGAAACAATACTAAGGAATGATTGAAATGGAAAAAACATCTACAGGTAAAAGCATCAACCAGAAGCAAGGACCTAGAACAGGCAATGCTGGGTTTGGTAGCAAGCGCGAAGACTTTATGGCTGAAAAGTCAAAGGTCTCCAGTGAGCGTGCCAACCTAGCAAAGATGGTCACAGACGCACTAGAAACACGCGGCCGTGACAACAAGAGCTTCCGCGCTCCTGGTGTTGAAAGCTTGCATGATACAACCAATGTTGGCCGCGGTCCTACCAAGGGCAACGCTGGTAAGCGCAAGTGAAAAAAACATCCAAGCCAGCAAAATCAACTACACGAGGTTCTAAACAGCCTCGTGTAGCCAGTAAACCACGCCGTCCCAAACCTGTTCGTCAGACCACAAGACAGCGTGGTGCCTTAGGCGCTACCAGCGCCTATTGAAATCTCTGTCTTAGACAGAGATAAATTATTGTGTGATTGAATCACACGCATAGAAAAGGAAATGAAATGCAAAAATCTACAACACCTACACCTGATCCCTGGGATCAAGGCACAGCAGAAGCAGTGGCACCAGCCACAGAAGCAGCACCTGCAAAATCCTCTAAGAAAAACAAAACTGAATGGATAGTCACACCTGAGGAGCCTGCAGCTCAGGCGCCAGCCAGCATGAATGCAGCTGACTATGACCTAGAAGGTCTAATGAGTGACTTCCCCACAGCCAAAGAACTAGAACGCTTTGTGTTTGATGAAACTGGCATTGTGCTTAATCTCAAAGGCCGTGCCAACAAGCTCAAGTATCAAGTGGCCATGGATGTACTGAATGGCTTAGAAATTGATCCTAAGTTCATTGGCGATGACAACCCTTACATTGAAAAGGGTGATCTAGTTCCTGTTGATCCTATCAAGGATGCACCTGCTAGAGATCGCAACTTACCAGATCGTACCAACACACAGAACTTGTTTATTTGTAATGTGGTTCCGCATCCCAACTTTGAAATGCGTAGCCAGGACAAGAAAGTATCTACTATTTTCCGCAAGTACAAGAATGGTATGATCAGCTATGAAGTATTGGGTCCTATTGAACCAATGCCTTGGGGTGAAAAAATTGACAAGTATGGTCGCAGTAGACCAGAAGTGATCAAGATGATTGATCCACGCACTGGTGAACAAGTGGCTGTGCGCGAAGATGGTACACTAACTCCGCAGGGCAAACGCCTGCGAGCCATGATGCAAAGCTTCCGTGTCAACAACTCAAACCAATGGGATGTATGGATTGACCGTGAATTTGTTAGCTTGGATGATTCAGTCAAGAACAATCCTTGGGAT